TTGAATGTACTGCTCCCAATCAAAATAACACATTTGCTTTTGGTAACGACAGTCAAGGTGTTGTTTATAATCAATTTAGTGCAAATGCTTCTTGGACTAGAGGTTCCGATGAAAGATTAAAAACTAACATTAAAAACGATTCACTTGGTTTAGGGTTTATAAATAATTTAAGAACAGTAACTTTTAATTGGAAACCTAATAACGAACTACCTAAAGAGTTTAGAGAATATGCAGAAGAAAATGTAAAAGATACAAGTGTAGTGATGCACGGAATGATTGCTCAAGAAGTAAAAGAAGCACTTGAAAAGTCTGGTGTAGATACTTTTGGAGGTTGGAGCGAAGACGACACAGGAAAACAAATGATTTCGCAAGAACTTTTTGTGCACCCACTTATCAAAGCAGTACAAGAACTTTCGGCAAAGGTCGAAGAATTAGAAAATAAATTAAACTAGGAGAAATAGAATGGCACAAACAGTAACAGAATGTTTAGCAGCGGGAACCGATTCAGTAACATTAATTGATGCAGTAAAAGCTGGAACATACGATGTAAGAAGTAAGACACAAGCAGAGATAAATGAAATGGTACAACGTAATGTTGACCACCTTTCAGCTATCTTGCTTTACGAACCTGTAGACGGTAATGATATGCCAAATGTAAAAGGAGCAGCAGACAGTAAAAAGACTACTCACGTTGCAGCAGTTACAACTGGCACAAATTACATAGCAGCAAACTAAGGAATAATGCCTAGAAAAACAACCATGGGAGTAGCAGCAGATTTGGACAAACACGAAGCAGTTTGTGCAGAAAGATGGCGCGAAACTATTTATAGAATTAAACGTCTAGAACTTTTAATTCTTACAACATTGGCTTCTTTAATTATTGGAATGGCCAGTATATTAAGTAGCCAAGTGTTTTAAAATGAACTATGCCATATACCAAATACACTTTCAGACCAGGGATCAATCGTGAAGGAACTGATTACAGTAACGAAGGCGGTTGGTTCAACGGTAATTTAGTTAGGTTTCGTAAAGGTAAACCTGAAAAAATTGGTGGATGGGCAAAAGCATCTAGTACAGAATACTTAGGTACAGCAAGAGCTTTACACGGTTGGGTAGATGTTTCAGGGACTAAGTACTTAGGGCTAGGTACTACGCTTAAATATTATGTAACGTCAGGAGATAATTTTGACGACATTACTCCTATCCGAGCAACCACAACTAATGGAATAGTTTTTGCAGCAACCAATGGATCTTCTACAATAACCGCTACAGATTCTAATCACGGTTGCGTAGCAGGAGATTTCGTTACCCTTTCAGGAGCAGCCACTTTAGGTGGTCTAGTAACTGCCGCCGTATTAAACCAAGAATACCAAATAATTACTGTTCCTTCTGTTAATACGTACACTTTTACAGCTAAAGATACTTCAGGAGCTACAGTTACAGCAAATTCAGATGATGACGGTAACGGAGGTTCTGGCGTAGATGGAGCGTATCAAATAAATATAGGTCTTGATCTGTACGTTCAAAGCACAGGTTGGGGAGCAGGAACATGGGGAGCAGGAACGTTTGGCAGTTCGTCTCCTTTAAGTTCTTCTAATCAATTACGTATATGGTCACATGATAATTTCGGTGAAGATTTGCTTATGAACGTTCGTGGTGGAGGAATCTATTATTGGGACGAAAGTAGTGGATCTAGTGCAAGAGCTGTGCCTTTTACATCTTTAGCAGGGGCTAATTTAGTACCTACTATTGCTTTGCAAATATTGGTTAGTGACGTAGACAGACACGTTGTTTGTTTTGGAGCAGACCCAATTAACTCAAGTGGTGTTAGAACTTCTGCTTCAGACCCCATGCTTATTGCTTGGAGTGACCAAGAAAACCCAGCAGAGTGGGAACCACTTTCAACCAACACAGCGGGGTCGCTTAGACTTTCTGCTGGATCCGTTATTGTAGGAGCAATAAGAGCAGGTCAAGAAACGTTGATATGGACAGACACTTCAATGTACAACTTACAATTTGTAGGCCCTCCGTACACATTTGGCACAGTATTATTAAACGAAGGCATAGGATTAATAAGTCCAAAAGGGGTTGTAAACACTCCTCGTGGTGCGTTTTGGATGGACAGAAAAGGCTTTTACAACTATTCAGGAGACATAAAACCTATTCCTTGTAGCGTTCATGACTATGTATTTAGTGATTTAAATGAAGGTCAGTCGTATAAAGTTTTTGGATTTTTAAACAAACAATTTGACGAAGTAGGATGGTTCTATCCTTCTGGATCCAGCACAGAAATAGATCGGTACGTAGTGTATAACTATAACGAACAAGTTTGGACAATTGGACAATTGGCACGTTTTGCTTGGCTAGATGAAGGCATTGTTGAGTTTCCTAGAGCCACGGGCAAGACCAGTTCAGGTAACTACCTGTATGCGCATGAAACAGGAAATGATGATGATGGTTCCGCTATGGCAGATGTTTTTATAGAATCAAGTGACTTAGATATTCAAGACGGAGATTACTTTTCTTCTATTAGCAGGGTTATTCCCGATGTTAAATTTACAGGTAACGGTGGCTCAGAACAAACGATTAACTTTATTTTAAAGACCCGAGACTATCCAGGGGAAAGTTTAACCACCAATACTACTCAAAATGTAACTGGAACAACCACTAGATTTGATACGCGCCTGCGCGCGAGGCAGATGACTTTTAGAGTAGAATCAGATGACGACAACTCTATTGGAACACAACTTGGAGTTGGTTGGAGATTAGGCGACACAAGGATGGACGTTAAACCTAGCGGTCGTAGATAGTGGCTAAATTATTACAAACAAAATTACCTACGGCTTTTGGAGAAGTACAACCTGACGTATACAACAGGATGGTTAGAACCATAGAGCTTAGCCTAAATAAATTTGACCCAAGTGCTACGCCAGAATTTACAGAACCTCTTCGTAATAAATATTTATTTAATGCAGGCGATATAATATGGAACACTACTCGTAACGCTATCCAATATTTTGATGGAACCGATTGGTATAACTTATCTCAAGAGGAAGAAATAGGCCTACAATCAAAAGCTTCTGTAGGCGAAGTAACAGTGACGCTTGATGGTAACGTAACAATAAACATAACCGGACCTATTTATGGTTGGGAAATAGAAAAATGGTACACATGATAGATAGAACTAAACTAGAACAAGAACTTATTATGGATGAAGGATACAAATACGAAACGTATCACGATCATCTTGGATTCCTTACGTTAGGCGTTGGGCATTTAGTCTTAGGCACAGACCCTGAACTTAAACTTCCTGTAGGTACTCTTGTCCCAGAAGAACGTATTAGAGAATGCTTAAACAACGACATAGACATTGTTTGTGAAGAGCTGGACAGAAACTTACCTTGGTGGAGAGAGTTAAAAGACAATCGTCAACGGGTAATGGTTAACATGTGCTTTAATTTAGGCTACCCAAGATTTAGTAAGTTTAAAAACTTCCTTGCAGCAGTCCAAGATAAAGATTGGGAAAAAGCAGGGATAGAAATGATGGACAGCAAATGGGCAAATCAAGTGGGAGACAGAGCTAAACGCTTAAAAGGGAGAATGGTTCATGGCGACTAACGTTACAAAGATTAAAAGAAAACCCATGAAAAGTGGTAGAGTATCTAATTATAAAAAATCATTAAGGAGACCATAATGGCTAAGAGAGGATTATACGCAAACATACATGCAAAGAAAAAAAGAATAGCAGCAGGATCAAAAGAAAAAATGAGGAAGCCAGGTACTAAAGGGGCTCCTACAAAAGCTAATTTTAAAGCTGCTAAGAAGACTGCAAAGAAGAAAAAGTAATGCCTGCAAGAAGAAGAGAAAAACCTATACGAAAAACCACTAAAGGTAAGGGGGCTAATTACCGCCCCACTAAAAAAGGTGCAGGAATGACAGCTAAAGGTGTTGCTGCTCATCGTAAAGCAAACCCTGGATCTAAATTAAAAACAGCAGTTACAGGTAAAGTAAAGAAAGGTAGTAAACCAGCAAAAAGAAGAAAGTCTTATTGTGCAAGATCAGCAGGACAAATGAAAAAGTTCCCTAAAGCCGCTAAAGACCCTAACTCAAGATTGCGACAAGCAAGAAAAAGATGGAAGTGTTGATATGAAATTTGATTTAATTAAAAGTGTAATTGGTGCTGTTGCTCCTACTCTTGGTACTGCTTTAGGCGGACCAATGGGTGGTATGGCCGCTAAAATGATTTCAGAAGTATTGGGTGTTCCTAACACTCCTAAAGCCATAGACAAAGCTTTAGCAGAAGCCACTCCTGAACAAATGCTTGAGCTTAAGAAAACAGAACAAGCTTTTGAGCTACAGATGAAAGAACTTGAAGTGGATGTGTTTAAACTAGAGACTGCGGACATACAAGACGCTAGAGGAAGGTTTAGTAAAGATTGGACAGCTAGGATAATAGGCGTATTTGTTGTAGGAGGCTTTATGGGTTACATATTCCTTGTTACTCTTCAACCGCCTGAACAAAACAGCGAAGCATTGATAAATCTTGTATTAGGCTACCTTGGTGGCTTGGCTTCGGCTATAATCAGTTTTTATTTTGGTGCTTCACAGAAACAAGACAAGGACTAAAAAAGACGATAAGATAGAGGACATTATGGCATTTAATATATACGACATTTTTGATAAAGACTACAACGCTGAGGACTCCTACGACAGCACTTTTACTTATGACAAAGATGATTATAGCGGTTTTGATTATAGCTCTATGTTTGATGACGACTTTAATCTTAAAGATTCTACTCAAAATTTTCTTAGCGACGACTACATAAACGATTTATTTAAAGACTATAACTCTGACAACTTATTTGATGATGAAAATAAATATAATTATTCAGGTGATTACGAAGTTGGAGACACAGAAAGTCAAATAAATGCTTGGGTAAAAGAAAATATTGGATACGCCGATACACCAGATAGTTCTGAAAATTATTTAGACAAGATTTTAAAGTTTGTTACGGGAGCAACGGGTGAAAAAAGAGAAGGCAATAAACTAGGCCCTGTTGGTCAGGGTATAGGTGATTTTCTTACTTCTCCTTTAGCTCTATTACTAATGGCTAATGAGAAAAGAAAAAATGCTAGAGAACAAAACTATGTCCCTGTAGGAACAGAAGCCTTTGGCGATAGCGGAGGACAATCTAGTTATGGAATACCTAATTTACAACCAGCATTACTTCCAGGGATGGCGTATGCCAATCAACCAACCACTTTTAATGCAGACCCTCCAGGTATGCAAGCAGGCGGACTAATGGCTATACCTCAAGGAAACAAAGGATTGCCTAACTTACCTCAAAGTGTAAGAAACAACATGGGTTACATGGAAGCAGGTGGGTTAGCAGGTGGGTCAGCTCATCATCACCCACAGCTTCATTCACATGGTCAAGCTTCTCAAGGACCAACAATTAATGGCATAAAGGCCGAACTATTTAATAATGGTATGCAAGCAGGTGGTGTAGCCAGTTTAGAAAATATGATGGACGGACCGGGTGATATAACACAAGCTATGTTAGAACCAGGAGAATTTGTAATGACAAGAAAAGCTACAGAAAACTTAACGCCTGAATTTTTATACGATTTAATGCACCAAGCGGAAAACGCAGGGAGAAGATAATGTCGTACAGTCCTGAAGATATACTAAAGTTATTCAATAAGAATCCTAATACCAATCCTAATAGCACGACTACGACTTACGAACAGCCTGACGCATTAGCACGACGTAGAGGATTTTTAGATTCAGCTTTTTCATTCGCTAATGCACCTACTCCTGTCCCTGTTAAACAAGTAGCAGGATTAGACCCTTATGAAATGCAAGCTCGTACTTTATCAGGGGGACTAGGAGGATTTAGCCCTTATATATCACAAGGCTCACAAATGATGCAAGGCGGCTACGGCACTCAGCAACAAGGCAGAGGCATGTACGGCAGAGGTGCTGATGCGTCTAATTTAGGTATTAATATGTTCGGTAGAGCGGCTAACTATGGAGATCAAGCGAGGAGTATGTACGCCCCTGGAGCAGCACAACAATTTTACAATCCTTACGAAGATAACGTAGTACAACAAACACTAGCGGATTTAAAAGAAGCAGGCATTGGTCAAGGCGTTAAGGACAGAGCGGATCAAATAGGACAAGGAGCCTTTGGTGGGTCTCGTGGGCGTATAATGGAAGGCGAGAGATCAAGACAATTAGGGCGTGGTGCGGCAGAAGCCGTAGGAGCGATAAGACAGAAAGGGTTTCAAAACGCACAAACCATGGCACAAAACGCAGGTCAAGGACTGGGACAATTAGGCAGTCAGTTTGGAAATTACGCTCAAGGAATAGGACAAATAGGCGGTCAGTTCGGTCAATTTGGTCAAGGCTTAGGTGGTCTTGGATCTCAAATGGGAACCATGGGCAGTAACTTCGCAGGACTTGGAATGACGGGTCAAGAAGGATTGATGAATCAAATATCAGGATTTGGTAACATGGGATCTCAAGGCAGAGAAATACAAGATAGAATGTACGGATCTCAATTTGACGCAGCTACAGGCTTAGCTAATGAACCGGGCAATAGATTGACCGCGTATCAAGGTATGTTAGGAATGTTACCAACCGCACAATCAACAACTACCTACGGCGCACAAGGAACAGACGTTAATATAAAAACAATACTTCAAGAACTATTAGGAAAACTAAGCTAATGAATTGGAAAGGCAGACAAATGTTCGGAGGCAAGCCTAACGGTATTGTTCAAATGATGGGTGGCGGAATGACACCTTATCCATCCCACACGATGCCTGACGGAACCGTTATGCGTGGAGCTGTGCATGGACAAGGCTATGAAGCAGGCGGACTATCTAAGAGCATAGTCGGAAGCTTAATAGAAGAAGCAGGCGGACTATCTAAGAGCATAGTCGGAAGCTTAATAGAAGAAAATCAATTTGTAGACCCTAGCCCTAGCCCAAACGATCAAAAACTGTTGACCGAAGAAACCAAAGAGCTAAAAGATTTGTACAACAATATTATCACGGCTATGCAAAGCACGGATATGGATTTTAATACAATTATTGACAGTAGGGTGACTCAAGGCAGCATTACTAAAAAAGCTGCAGATGATCTAAAGAAAGTTTATGCCATTCAAAAAATGCGAGAGATGCAGAATCCTCCACCGATGCCAAAAGCTGATAACAACTTCCGAGATAAATCATATGCTCGACCAATGCCAGTAGCTCCAACAGATATGAATAAAATGCAAGTAGGTGGAATGGTAGGCGCAGAATTGTTTGAAGAAGGCGACAACGATGTGAACAACGCTTTAAATATGATGGCTTCTGTTTCTAGTCCAGAAGTCCCTGAGATGCCAGCAAACAATGGTATGGAACTGGCCAGTAAAAAAATGGTTGGTGAAGAAATGACCATGGACCAAGGATCTGGCTACCAAGAAGATGTAATGCAATTAAAAGAACTTTTTAAAAATGAAATTAGATCGTACGTTGCTCAATCTGGAACAACGGATTTAGATAAATATTTAAAACAAATTGGCGTTGCGTACAGAAATAAACTAGGTGAGTTAAAAGATAGATACGGTATAGAAGAATACAACCCTTCAGAAGATCTTATAACAGAAGACTTTTTAGCCGAATTGTCAGGCAAGCCTCCAATGATTGGTATGCAAGGAGCAGGTACAGTTTTTTCAGATGAAGAGAAAATAGCCCAACAAAAAATATTAACCGAACTTGGAATAAACATACCTTTAGAAAGATGGTTAAATACTCCTGAAAAAGAAAGAGAAGACTTTATAAGAGCATTTACTATTTTGCGTTCTACTAGCGCGGTGAATCCAACAGCAAGTAGAGACTTAACAAGAGCTGATTTAGACACAGGGGCTTATGATTCTTTGTCAGCAGAACGAAGAGCCAATGCCGAAAGATTAGGGCAAGCTACAAAAGATTCGTATAGATCCACTCAAAAAAGTTTGTTGCATTCTGACTCAGCGGATAAAGCAAAAGAGTTTGCTGAAGCAAGTGCTTTAGATGCATTCTTAAAAGATCAAATAGCTAATGAAAAAGGTATTTTAGGCTATCTTTCACAAGTTAACGCATCGACAACAGGGGCTACAAATCGCCAAAACCTTCCTGCTGATGTCATTTCAGACATGTATGGAGTAAACGATTTTAAATCTAAAGATAGAGCCCAACTTAGTAAAATATGGGAAAAAATGATTGACCCTACTTCTAGGTCGAATGTAACTTTTGGAACTACGATAGAAGAAAATTTTGAGAACTTTGTAATGAACAACTTAGCTATTCCCCCTATCCTTGAAAAGGACTACGGAGGATCGAAATTTATAAGCAACCAAGTAGAAACCGATTTTATTGATTGGTTTAAACAATACGTAAACGAATACGATGAAGATGTTAAACAAAATCCAGATAAAGAGATGGAGTTTACAAGAAATGAACATATAAAGAACTTACAAAACGAATGGCGAAACGCACCAGACAGGTAAACTATTATGGCTATATCTCCCGAAGAGTTACTTAATAGAAAAAGAAGACCTCGACGCAATAATTTTGCTGTTACCCCTAATATTCTTGAAGAAAAAGAAATTCTTGAAGAAGAAGAAGAAGAAATTCTTGACCCTGCAATTATAGAAGAGTCCTCTAATATACAAAAAAGACCTCGACGCAATAATTTTGCTATCACCCCTGATATGCTTGAAGAAGAAAAAGAAGAAGAAAAAGAAGAAGAAGAATTTTCTTTCTCAGAAAAATTTAATGAAGGGCTAGAAATTCTTCAATATCAACCTGGGATTTTAGGCTCTCTTGCGGATACTGCACTTACCACTCAAAACTTATCAACAGCTCTTTACGGAGGAACTCAAGGTCTAGCCGCATCTTTTCAAAGAACAGGTCAAGTTGTAGCAGAAAAATTAAGCTTTGAAAAACTGGCAGAACGACTTGGCAAAGCGGCAGACTTAAACGAAGACCAAGCTTATTTTGCTGCGTACAAAGCAAGATGGGGAAATACAGGAGCCGAACAACTTAAAAATGTTCAGGATGAAAATTGGTGGATTGCTACTATAGGTGAAGTTATACCGGGGTCGGCTCCCTTTTTAACAGGTGCAGCGGGAGGCTATGGCATAGCTTCTAGATTAGGCGTTAAAAAACCTTACGTTCTTCTAGCGTCTGCAATGTTTGGTGGCGGTGGAGCTGTGTTTATACAAAGTTACGGAAGTGCTTATCAAGAATATCTTCAAGCTAATCCAGGGGACACGGAAGGAGCTTCCGACTATGCTCTTAGAACGTCAGGTTTAACTGCGGGTATTAACGCAATAAGTATTCCATTAGGTTTACTAGGTCTTTCCTCTACAGCTTTTAAACAATACGTTATACAAGCTGCAGTTCAAGGAAGTATCGGAGGGCTAGATACAGTTTCGCAGAACGCTATGGCACGAGAAATTGATCCTACTAGAGACTTAACCACAGATTTAGCAAAAGGAGTTCTTGGAGAAGCTATAGCAGAAACTCCTGTACTTGTAAGTGGAATTCGTAAAGCAGAAGAGCTTCGTAAATCTCAAGAAGAAGACCCTGTTACTGCTGAAGAAATGGAAGCAAAAGCCACAAAAGAAAGAGCTGATTTAAAAGACGAAGCAAATCGAGCGGTTAGAATAGAATTAGAAGCAATAGCACAGAGATGGTCAGACAACCAAGGTCTTCCTTACCCAAAAGATTTAGAAGGCTTAGACACAAGTGAATTAATAAGTTTAATAGAATCAGAAAATCTTAATGTAGGCCGTGTAATAGAAGGAGAAAAAAGAGAAAGTCTTTACAAAAAAATAGTAAACGCAATTGAAGACCAAGAAATTTCAAAACGAATTAAGATAAAAATGGAAGAAGCTTCCCTTATGAAAACAAAAGATGCTGTTTTTAAAGAACAGTATTTACTTTTAGATAACTTATCTCCACAAGAACTTGCCGAGTATATTGAAAAAGAATTTGGTTCGGCTGAAAGATACGTACAATGGGCGAACAATTTAACTGACTTTAGATTTGACCCAAACCAATCCTCAAGTACTTTTGAAGAAGACAAGATAGCTTTGGCTTGGGCAGGAGCGGATAGAATAACAGGTGAACAAGGTAACTTAAGTGGGCGGGTTCGTTGGAATGTTGGAGCGCAAGACTTTTCTAATTTTGTTTTACAAATAAGAAAACAATTTTTAGGCAACTCATTACAAGAAATACAAGACTTTGCTAATGAAAATCTTGAGTATGATTTCTTGGCTAAAAATCCAAGCAAAATGACTAGAGAAGATCTTATTTATAAAATTGCTGAGATGGAAGCAATTCTACAGATTCAAAACGAAAAATTAGACAGGTCGGATAAAGTAGCTGTATTAGACTATGACGCTAATGAATACAAAGATCCAATTAAACTTAAACAAATAAATAGAGACATTGCATTAGACGGAAATGCTCTTGAAGCTAAAGTTACAGTTGAATCCGATGACGGAACTGTAACAATAGTTAACTTTGCAAGACAAGGGTTAAATAAAGATCAATCTTTGGCAGAACAAATGAGTAACAGAGGAGCAGAATTAACTGTTACTTCTGTTGAAGGAGGTAACTTAGCTAATTTTGAAGGGCGTTCACTTAATGAAGTTTTACAACAAGGTTCAGGGTTTGGAACCACATCATACCTTAGTCAACTTTCTGTTCCTCCTGTTAGTGCTCCTCAAGTAAGAGGAGGCTCTATTACGAATAAAATATTAGGAATCTTTAATGTAAACATGCGTCCTTTAACTCCTGCTGGAGAATTAGTAACGGGAAGGTATAAACAACTTAGAGGTAGGCTAAGAGCCTTAGATTCAAGAGCGCAATTCTTAGGTCTTGAAACTGAAAGAGCTATATTAAGAGCCCTAGACAGTGGGGAAGTTTCTTCTAGAGAAGAAGCGGATAAATTAATAATGGCTTTTTTACGTAAGACAGGATCGAAAATACCTCTTACAGCAGAAGAACGTGTAGCAACCGAAAAAAAAATAGCTCGTCTTGAAACTGAAAAAGTAGCAAACAGAGATGAACTTTCTGATGCCGAAGTAAGAAAGATTGACAATGAAATTGAAATAGAAACTCTTTCTTTAGAAGGAGTTCAAACAACAGCTGTAGCGAGACAACAATTACCGCCAACTTTAAGAACTATTGCGACTGAAATTAGAGCAGGAATAGATACTTTATCGGAAAGACTATTAACAGAACTTCCAAATACAGAAATTGATATAGAACTAAGACAGTTAATTGAAGAGAGTCTTGGAGAATACGTTACTAGATCGTTTGCACATTTTGAACCAGGATTAGGTTGGAGCCCTAAATTTACCAAAAAATTTGGAGTCTTTTTTAAACAGTCTAAAAAAGCACAACAACTTTATAACAGTGCATTAATTGCTGAAGAAAGAGGTCTTAAAAAAGACATAGTTAATTTTAGAATAAGAGCAGAAAGAGTACTTAAAAATGATAGTGCTCTTGTTAATGAAGAAACGGTTGAAGCTAAAGCACAAGAATTAATAAAAGAAAAAGCAGAAGAAAATTTAGACGCTATTCTTAGTAAAGAATTGTTTCAAAACGCTTATGAAATAGCACATCTTAGAGGTACTTTAAAACCTGGAAAACAAGATAAAATTGGGTTTTTAAAAGGAGGAGATTTAATTCAAAAACGTGGTCATCTTTCGTACACTGTAAGAAAATTATTAGGAGAGGTAGACGAAGCTAAATTAGTTGCTGCAACTTCTTTTGCGCGTATATCTAAAATTGTCGAGACAGCGGCTTTTTATGATGAGCTATTAGAAATAAATAATCTTCCTGGAGAAATGTGGTTTTCTCCTAAACAAATACCTGGGAGCTACGATTCTTTTATAAATACAGGAGACCCATTAAATCCATTAAATGGTTATTGGACTACAGAAGCTGTAAAAGACATGATTGCTATTCCTAACGAACCTACAGGAGCACTAGGAAAAGTATTTGCTTCCTACGTAGCTATATTCGGTGGAGCACAAGCCTTAACTCAATACGGAATGATTGTTCTTAGTCCTGGAACACAAATGAGAAATGTCTTTGGCGCTGTTATGATGTATGGTTTTAATGGTCACATGCCTAAAAATGGTGATTGGGGAGAAGCCACAGGAATAGTTATGGCAGATTTATTTGGTTCTTTTACGGTTAATCCTGTAACAGGAAGAATAACTGAGGGTAATGCAGAAGTACAAAGACAATGGGAATACTTACAACAACTGGGAGTTGTTAGCACAGAAGTTAGGGCTAACGATGCTATTGGAGTTTTAACGAATATACGAGATAGTGGGCTTACAAGCATAACATATCTAATGGATCGTTTAGCTGTTTTAAGAGAGCTTGAAGTTTCTGATGAAGTAAATCCTTTACTTAAAGCAGGGTTTAATCTTAGCCAACACGTTGCTAAAGGAATAGGAGGACTTAACACAGCTTTAAAAAAAGCTTATGCGGCTACAGATGATTACTTTAAAATAATGGCGTTTTCTGGTGAGCGTAGAAAATTAAGGGCTTCTATAGATGCGTTTGATGTTTCAGATGAACTTAAGCTTAAAATTTTAACAGAGTTTGCAGGAACACTTACTACAAAAACTAGTTTTGATTTTGGAAAAACAATAGACAAAGCACTAGGAGTGACTAGGTACGAACAAGACATGGGTAAAGTGTTACGTAATGTAACAAATTTAGATTTATACATAGATCAATTAGCCGCGTATATGGTTCGTAATACAATGCCTAATTACGATTACGTAGGCAGATTTGCAGAAGTGGTAAGATTACTTCCTTATGGAAACTTTATTGCTTTTCCCACTGAAATTGCAAGAACATCAGTTAACTCAGCTTTTATTATGGCGCGTTTAGGTAGCTACAAAGTTTCAGATAAATTAATGGAAGAAGGTAACATACCAAAAGAAACGGTGTTTTTATCTCGACAAGAAGAAGGAGCAACTTTTAAATCTAATCCACGCCCTTTTAAACAAAGAGCTTTAGAAAGATTAATAGGGGGAGGAATATCGGGAGTGGGTGTTGTTAAAGGAGCTAAAACTGTAGGTCAATTAATTTATGGTATTGATGATGATGAATTACAAGCGGCAGAATTAATTTCACCTTATGAAGTAAGTCTTATTCCTGCTGGAGAAAAAAAAGATGAAAAAGAAGGAGGAGGTTTTGTTGCGATTAACGCAAACTACATAGCTCCTTATGAAATGTTGGCTAGATTTTTTACTGTACTTTCTCAAGAAGAATTAAGAGGAGACGCTAGAAATGACAATTTTTCATTTGACAATGCGCTTTTACAATATGCTCTAAGTTTTTCCCAATCCTACACAGACAGATCTATTTCTCAAAGAGTTATTGACCAGCTTAGACTTAACAGAGACCAAGACACTCTTAAAGAAATTTGGTCGCCAGAAGACGATAGTCCTTCGGAAAAGTTTACAAAAATGTTTAAATTTATTTCAAATGAAGCTGGTCCGGGAGGACTTAAACAGCTACAAGATATAATTTGGGCTATGGAAGAAGGCGATGCTCAGTATGATAGATACGGAAGGACTATGACAATGCAACGTGCATTAGCAAAATTAATGGGAATGTCTACTGTAGAAATTAGTCCTGATCAAAGTTATCCGTTTTTAATGAATAACACTAAAAAAGACTTTGATAGAAGAGTTTCTTCAAAAATGAAAGATGAAAAATTTTCTTTTGCAGAATTAACAGAGCCTATGGTTATAGATCATTGGTGGGAGGCTCAAGAAGCGTGGTTTAAGATACAACAAGATTTATATTTTCAACTTGAACAATTTAAAATATTAGGTCTTTCAAGAGAAGCTTATCTAGAAAAAACAGATTCTTTAACCCAAAGAGCAGGCATACCAATTGAAATAGTTAAAAATTTAGAGGACGGAATTTTTACTCCTTATGAATTACCTGAC